CTGTTCGCCGTAGCCGGACGGGCACCAGGGCGCGTTCCCGAGCCACAGGATCCGGCTCACACGACCACCCGGACTCGCCAGATACAACCGAGGAGCGGCTGTTCGGAGGCGGGGTCGGCGAGCTGCCCGTACCCGGTCGGGAGCTCGACGTTCGTGTCCTGGGCGACACCGCCGAGCGTCGCGTCCGCCTCGAGCATCCCGATCAGCGATGTGTCCGAGCGGGGGTCCATCAGCCCGAGCAGCAGCTGCTGCCCCGAGTGTTGGTCGGCGGTCGAGACACGGGCACGGACGACGAAGACGGCTTCCCAGGAGCCCGGCCCGAACGCGGACCGTTCCAGGAACGTGCCGGGGTCGGGATAGACGTCGATCGTCGGTGGGGTCGGGAGCCCGTTGATGTACGGGTCGATCTGCAACCCGGGGATCTCGAGGGTGAGCGGCTGCAGCGCGTCGGCGATGGCCTCGACGATGTCCTGCACGACGTCAGGCGAGCCCCCATCCGTTCATCTTCAGCGGCACGAGGCGGAGCCGCCATCGGTTCCAGATGTTGTGGGCCGCGATCACCGGCACGCTGTCGGGGCCGACCGGAATGATCCCGGCGACCCTGCCCTCCATCGACCACAACTCTTGGGCCATCCCGAGGTTGACCTCGGCGAGCGTCGGGTAAGCGGGGTCACCGGGAGCCGGCGCCGGGTTGTCGACCGTGTAGCCGAGGTACAGGTCGATCTTCAGCGCCGACTCGTCGATGACACGTTGCATCGCCGTCTGCTCCGCCGCCGTCGGGCTGGGTTTCTGGAGAACCCGTTGCAGCTCGGCGACGTCGACGTACGCCATCTACTCTTCCTCCGTCTCCTTCGGGCTCGACCTCGAGCTCGACCGTTTCGGTTTCGGGTCGTCATGGGCCGAGCCGCCCGAGCCTTCCTCGCTCGGGTGCGACCCGTCGGGACGGACGGCCTGCTGGTTCGGGGCATCCATCAGTTCCTGGCCGGTCATCAGGTCACCGTCACCTTGATGATCCCGGTCGACTCGACCGCGAGCGGCGCGAAGTAGCCGGCGTACGCGACCTGCACCCCCAGCACGCTCGGCTCGACGACGGACAGGCTGCCGATCCGGTCCTCGTACACCTCCGCGGCGGCGGTCGACATCACCATCAGCCGCTTCGTCGTCCCGAACCCCGACGTCACGATCACCGGGATCCCGGAGATCGAACCGGCGACGCCCTGCCCGAACGAGCTCGCCCGGAACCCTTCGCCCTGGCTGTTGGTCGGGTTGACGGGCTGGAACAGCGGCCCCAAAGAGCCGAGCACGTCCGGCGAGGCGACCGCGATCACGGTGCCCTGCCCCTTCGTCGCGGTGTAGACGCTCGACGCGGCGGCCCAGAACTGGCCGGCGACCTGATCGCCTGTCGGTGTCGCCGGGATCGTGCCGCCCGCGGTCGCGGTGCCGTAGAAGAACTGGACCGCGGTGCCTTCGGTCAGGATCGCGTACTGCGCCGCCAGGTCGTTGATGACGATGTCCATCACCTGCGGCTGCGACCAGTCGATGTCCTGCCTGGAGACGTTGACATACCCGCCCAGGGTCGCGGGGGTAACGGTCAGCTTCCCGATGATCATCTTCTGGCTGGTCAGCTCCGCCTTCTCCGCCGACTGCGCGGCGACGGCGGTGTGCTGGGTCACCTTCGGCCGACTGAAGCCGGTGCCCGGGAGCTGCCGCGGCCCGAGCGCGTTCACCAGCGGCCGGGCGGCGTCGATGAAGTTGACGACCGGCCCGACGATCGGCGACGGGATCAACCCCGGGTTGTCCGTCGTGGTCTGGTGCGCGGCGGCCCGGTTCTCCTGCCCCCACCGGTGCAGCCGCTGCTTCGCGTCGTCGTCGCCCAGCGAAGAGCGCCACATGTCGATCGCGTACTCGCCGGCGCTTCTGTACTCGACCTCGGTCGGCTTCGGCTTGCCGGTCATGAACCTGGCGATCTCGGCGACCCGCTGCGCCGAGTCGTCCGAGATGCGGCGCGACTCGATCAGCGGCTGCATCATCGTCTGGACGGTGTCCATCCGTTTCCTTGCTTCGGTGACGAGCTCGGCCGTCTCGGGTGACAGGTCGCCGTCGCCGGCGGCCTGCACGAGCCCGTCGATGAACGCTTGGCGTTCCTCGATCTCGGCCGCGTAGCGGGCGAGCATCTGGTCTGTTGCCCCCATCGGGGTCCTCCTTCGGGTAGCGCGAACACAGGACGGGGATCCCTGCTCGAGCGCCGCTCCCGTCTACACCTGCCCGCTCCTAGCGTTTGGTCTCTGGCCGGTGAGGAGGACGAATCGTGCGCTTCGATGCTACCTGGGCGGGCGGACGGCGGCAAGACGGGCCGCGCCCGCACCTCGACGCGCGGGCCACGGCCCGATCGTCACGGTACGCCAGGCGGGTCTGGCTGAGACTGCCCAAATGGGTGGTTCCAGCCGGGGCGCCGGCGGGCTAGCTTGAACGGCGAACCCGGCCTGGCCGGGGAACCTCGACGAAAGGAACGTTGATGAAGACTGCGGCCCTCCTGCTAACGGCGCTTGCCGCCGCGGCGATCGTTGCCGGCACCGCCACGGCCAGGCCCCCTATCCCCCAGCATGTCAGCGGCTCGTTGAAGGCATCACCGAAACTCGTGGCCGTGTTCCAGCACCGCCACCTATCCAGCTCAGCCGGCGCATGGGTGCCCGGGCAGGCGTACCTGATCACAGAAACTGACGCCCAGAACGCGCTCGAGCGCGGCTACGACCATGTCTTCTGCACCGGCGTCGCCCGCTTCGGCCACAGCAACGACGAATGGCCTGACGAGGAGTTTCATGTATTCGACTGTTCGGTCGAGATCAACCAGACGATCTGCCCTGGTGCGCGCTACGCCGCCGTCAAAGCCACCAGGCGCAACTACTTTCGCCTCGACCGGATCCGACTAGGAAACTGCTACTAGCGGAGCAGCCCGTAGCGGGCGTCGATCTCGGCCAGCCGCGCCCGCGCCTGCTCGAGTTGGAGCTGATCGAGATACGGCCGCGCGACCGTCACGACCTCGGCCGTGACCTGGCGGACGTCGAGGACGGTCGCGGTCTCGTACGCCGGGTTGGGGACGAACGCGACATGGTCGAGCCAGAGCTCGTTCAGCCGCCTCGTTCTGCCCTCCCATACCTCCGCCTTCGGTTTCACAGCGCCGCTGGCGCCGTCCTGACGCATCAGCGCGAACCCCGCCGACGCCGACAGCCCGTCGTCGGCGCACAACTCGAGGGTCTCCTCGCCCAACGTCGTCTTGAACATCCGCACCTCGGCGACCAACCCTTCGTCACGCTCGGGATGGAGGGCGGTGACTCTTCCTGCCATCCGCTGCCAGTCGTGGTCACGGTTCGCCCGGATCGACCCGGACCGGCGCTGGACGCCGTCGTAGGCGCCGCGCGTCACGACCTCCGTGAATGACCCGCGGGCGGTATTGATCACGGTCGGGGTCTCGTACGGCGCCACGATCACCGTCACCGTCCTGGACGGGTAGCTGACCTCCGCCACCTGGGCGGCCCTGATCTCGATCTCGCTCATTGCAGCACCCCCGAGGAGATGTCCTGTGGTGTGGAGTTGTCGAACCGTTCCGCGGCCCGGATCTCGTCGACGGTCATCGCCGGCCGTCCCGTGGCCGGGTCGACAATCGACGCGAGGATCTGGTAGGTCTGCGCCCGCTGCAAAGGTTCCGACCGGACGTACTCGTCCCGGTTCAGCTCCACCTTCGCCTTCGACCGCTGCGGCAGCCCCGGCTGCGAAAAGACCCATTGCGACAGCGCCGCCATCACGGTCTGCGCCATCGGCGACAGGCCCCAGCGCCAGTGCTGGTCGAAGTACATCGTCACATTGCTGTACGTCATCGGGTCGCCGCCGGACGGCAGCCCGACCAGCGCCGGCGGAACACCGAGCAACCTCGCGATCATCGACTCGTTCAGCTGCGCCAGCTCGACCAGGGCAAGGTCTTTCGGATTCGCCTGGATCGGCTGGTAGCTCAGGCCGACGTCGAGCACGGCCGGCTCGCCGATCGAGTTCATCCGTGCCGTGACCCAGTCCTGCTTGATCTTCGCGGCCTGCGCCGGCTGCAGCTCCGTGTCCGTCTTCAAGATGCCCGTGGGGACGCCGCCGCCGGTCACCAATGTCGTCGCGTACTGCAACAGCACCCGCTGCGCGACGATCCTCGCCTGGCCGGCCTCCAATGGGCCGTGGCCGTGCGCGTCCGCGACCGTCGACTGGTAACGGATCTGGAGCATGTCGTCGGTGTAGTCGGTCGACCCGATCGCGTAGCGGCGGCGGCCGCCGTCCATCTCGACGTTCACCGCCCAGGGCGGCACGACATGGAACAGCGCCGGCAGCCCGGTCGCATACCGGGAATCCACGATCACGAACACCTCACCGACCGCCTGGTAGTCCCAGAACAGCTGTTTCGCGAACTCCTCCCATGACGTGTACAGGTCCGGGTTCGGATTGTTCAGCCAGCTCGTCGACAAGGTCGGCGCCGCGTCCTTCAGATACGGCGGGAACGTCGACAACAGGCTGGCGTTCCGGTCGATGCACAACCAGGCGATGTCGGTCAGGGTCTGCAGGCTCGAGGAGCCCCAGTTCGGCGTCCACCACTCCTCCGGCCAGCCGGACCAGGCCGACGGGCGGATCCTGGGCGGCACCCAGTCGGGCGGGTCGTCGCCTGTCACGACGACACCGTCGGGGTCACCCGGGGTGACGAGCTGGTCCGGGCCGACCGTCGACGGCGGCACGCTCGCCGGGTCGTTCGCGTTCGGGACGATGTCGTCCGGTGGCCGGATCGAACGCGTGAACAAACCCATCAGTACACCGCCGGAACCGGCGCCGGCTTGTGCGCCGCGTTCACGGCCCACGCCAATGCCTTGACGAGATGGGTCCTGTCGGTCGGCACCAGCGTGAGCCCGGTCGACAGCTCCTTCACCTGCGCCTGCGCAACCGCCTGGTCAAGCTGAGCCGTCGTCTCGTCATGAACCAGGCCGCCGCCGGCGGCAAGGTCCCGGATCAGCGGCAGCCCCAGCCGAGTCTCGATCCCGCCGGCGGGAACCGGTGCCGGCGTCGTGCCAGGAGGGACACGCGCCAGCATGCTCGCCCCGACCTGCAAATGCCGGATCCGACGTAGCGCCCCAAGCCGCTGCACATCCAGGATCGCGCTGTCCCAGTCACGGCACAACCAGCCGTCGACCTCGATCCGGCCGTCGTCGAGCCGGCACGCCGCGGCGACCGCGGCGCCGTTGCCGAAATCGTCCTCGACCGCCACATAGAGATCGCTCGTGCCGCGGACACCGGGCTCGGTCAGGAACTGCCACAACCCGGCCGGCAGCAGCTGCTCACCGTTCGCGACCGTCGCCTGCGGCCAGACGTTGAGGTACTGCGCCTTGAATGCCTCGATCGGGTCGGGCTCCTCCGGGTCCAGAAGCTCGCCCGCTTGGGCCGCGATCAGCTGCTTGCGGATCAGCCGTTCCCGCCGCGGCGTCCAGTGCGGCGACGCGAGCCGCCACGCACCCGGATCGTCGATCCCGGCGTCGCGGGGCGCCGACCATTCGATCAGCAGATCCCCGTCGCCCTGCTCGAGCTCCGCCAGAGCGACCTGGCGGCGTCCCAGCATCAGCGACGTCGCGAGCCGGTGCGCGGTCGAGACGAGCAGCAGCTGCGGCTGTTCCCGCTCGACCATCGTCGGCGTCAGCCCCTCGTCGATCGACGACAGCTTCACCTTCCACGCCTCATCGGCCGCAGCGCACGAGACGCTGTAACCGTAGACAGCTTCTTTCGCTCGCAGCATCCAGCGGCTGCCGTCCTCCAACAGTTCGATCTCTTCCTGCCCGTTCACCTCCCGCACCTTGAACAGCTCCGGCCTGCGCTTCGCCCACAACCTGGCCGGCCGCTGGATCTCCTTGCAGATCGC